TGAATGATGATAAATGATGATAAATGATGATAAATGATGATAGCTCGTATTACATGAGCTCTGCACGTTCTCGCTTTATTTTGAGTAACATTTCGCGCGCGGTGTTTTCATCGATGCCGGGGTTTAATGTTTGCATGGCGTCGATTGGAGAAATAAGACCGGCGGCCAATTTTGCCAATACGTCTTCGCGAGTTGCTTTTATTTCTTCGGGGCTTTGTGGGACCTGTCCGTATTGTATCCGATAATCGTTTTCGGGTAAGTTGGTCCCAAGAAAACGATTACATAACGCCGCCGATTTTGCGAGTAATCGTTCGTCGTAGTAACTTTGCAACGGTGCATAACGCGCGCTCGCTTGTCTTTGTCCGTCTCTAGAAACTGACAACGAAAAACCGCTCCGTATATCGGCGGTTTGTTTGAGGACCGAAGACGATAGACCAGCGGCGGTGGCGACTTTGTATTCGTATTGTGCTATCGTTTCGAACATCTTTACAGGGTCCGCGCCCGGTTCAAATTGTCCAACCAGCGGTTGACCAGTATTTTCGGGGTCACTGTAAAACATAAGTATCGAAGACGGGTCGGTCGCTATCGCCGCGCGCCGCGAAGATAAATCGCCGTTCTCGACTCCGAGACCAGAAATATTTAGCCCGGCGACATAGCGTTGCGGGTATGAACAATCGCGAATCAAGTGGATTGCCCAGGATGTCAGACAAGACGATACTAAAGAGCCGTAGCATGTTTGGCTATTTCGAAACGTGTTCCATAAAAGACCGGTCTTTTGTGCGTGGTATAGTTCGACCGGTAAAAATGGTCGACCATCTGCGAAACGATATGGATAGTCCGCGCCGCGGTGCGTAGGGTGTCCCATAAACTTCTCGGAGACATCCGCGCCTAATGTGCCGTCGTGGTTTACGATATACATACCGAAGACCGGTTCGTCTGGATTGCGAATGTCTAGTACATCGGCCACGTATACTGGGTCGTTGTTTTCGGGGTCGATACGTAATCGAATCTCGCGATAATATACCGGCTCGTCGGGGTTGTCTGGGCTAGATTCGCAATATACATAATCTGGCGTTACGATTCGATAGTTTAATCCGGGCTTGTGTGTCGGTTGTCCGATTTTATGTGGTGCGACATCGATTCGAACGAATGTTTCGTTTATTGCTAAAATAAACTGTTGCGCTTGTTGCATGAGAGGAAATAAACCGGCGTTCGTAACGTATCCATCTGAACCGGTGAGTTCCGATATATCTTCGCTATGGTGTACGGTCGGCGCGGTGTTGTATAATACGGCGAGCTGTCGCGAAATCTGTTCTAATACATTCGAAGACATATCCACCGGTCCGAGTGCCATGTATCGGTCCGCGCTGAAATGTCGTAACATTTCTTCCTCTAAATCGTCTTCGTACGTTCCCATTATGAGACGACGTCGTAACGCTTGATGTTCGGCGCGGCGTTGTTCCTCGGCGTTTGGCATTTGTGGGAATGGTGGCGGATTCTTCATGTCTATTTACCTTTGTATTTGTATGCTGTGTGGTCGGCTTACTCTTCGGTCGATACAAGACGATACACAGTAGCGCATACTATCTATCGCATGACCATGGGGGTCGGTTGAGCGCGAAGAGCTGGACCGTTTCATAGTCCAGTTTTTAATAGATATAATCAGTTGTTTACAATTTGGATGTATAAAGAAATGTTTTCGACTCATAATAGCATGAATTAGAGACGCTGTATAGTATACACTATGTCGCCATTTCACCGGCCGTCGAATCGTAAAGGGTAGATTTCGCGGCGGGTATCCCAATAGAGCTTCGAACGCTCGCATTAAAAGAATGTTCGACATTTTAAAACCGTCTCGACTTCGTGTGGCGTGGTGTGTACCATCGCCGGTCCAATGTTGGACCTGTTCTGGTCGTAGTCCGTTACGTTTACACATTTCGATTATAGCGCGCGCGTGTGTTTCTGGCGGTGCTTGTCCCGAAACATATTCGTCTAACATGTAAATACGTGGGTTTACTGGTTCTCGCATGTCGATACATGCCAAGGTCGCTACTTGGCTATTTGGCGACGAACCATGGTCGATACCGATACAAAATTCATACTTGCCACCGGGCGCGACCGGGTGCGACGAAATCATAGACGGGTCGAAGTTGTCGAAGATTACACCTTCGGCGGCGACATCCAACGAAGCGTTTACGCGTTGTTCGCGGTCTATTGGTAGAAACGCTTCGACCATCGAATCGATTTGGTCTTGTGACATGAGGGGGCGACATCCAATCGGCGTGGTATTGGCCACGTTGAGCGGCGCGCGGTGTACTGATATTTTGTCCTCTTCAATCATCTTTTTGAGGTAAGAAATATCGACGTTTCCGACTGGTGTTAAACTCATGGCCACGATTCCACGTGTACCATTTGGACCACCGCGCGTTGTTCTTGCTATACAGCTATTTAGGGTCTCACTATTGACGGGTTCATCCACCACTATGACTCCGCACGTACCAGATTCCAATCCTATACCCTGCGACGCCGTCTTGATTCGGATAATTGCGCCGCCGTACTCCTCTTTAAAGCGGACTATGGGCGCGAGACCACGAAAGCCCGTACCCGCGCGAAACTCGCAATCGTCTGCGAGTGCGTATTTCGGACATAAATCGTATAACTTCTGCTGTATAATACGGCTTTGTTCGTGTGAATAGCATATAAGCCACGATTCGCGCGTAACGCCTTTTATCGTTGGATGTCTGCCCAGGGCGTGCATTAGCAATAACGCCGCGCTTGCCCAGGTCTTACCGACTTGATTACCGCCCAAAAGTATTTTTAGCTTTGAAGTATCTTCTATGAATTGTTTTTGTGGTAATGTCGGTCGAAAATAGACAAGCGGGTCGACGTTCGCTCGTTTCTTCAATGTCTGCACCTTTCGTGCCATAGCCGCCAATTTCATTCGGTTATTTCCTTTTCCAGAATACTTCGTAACACTTTTCGACGTCGGTTTGTTTTGTACAATAGTCGATAAGCGATACCGTATTCGCAAGATTTTGTATTTCTTCGCACGATTCGCCGGTCTTCGAATCGATACCGCGCGAATATACAAGACAAGTGAGCTCGCGACATAAAAGTCGGTCTTCGGTCTTTTCCACGTTCTTTGGTGTACACAATTTCTCGACTATATCAAGGTCCGTTAGCTGTTTAATAACTTCCTGTTGTACTTGGCTGGTCTTGTCTTCGATTACCACTGGTTCTTTTTTGTCCAGCTTCGTACCAATAACGGTCGAACCTACCCCAACGAGTAAACCAACCAATAACGCGATACCGATTTCCATGTTCGCTCCTTTCATCGTTTGAATATTTTTACATTTGGAGATTCTAGCCCGGCGATTTCATCGACGAGACGTTGTTTTAATACTGGGGGCAAGATTGAAACCATCGTCGATATTTCTCCGAGAATCTGTTCGTCGGTCAAGTCTTCGAACGTGTTGTCGTCTTCCGTTGATATTTGTCTGATCTGGACTAGTACCGATAAGAGCTGGCGTTGTAATGCGCTGTACGCTTGCCATGATTCCGCGCTTTCGGCTTTCTTGATTGCGATTCGTAGTTCTTGCGCTTGGCGGTTCATTATCTCGATAGGTGTGGTCGCCACCGCTTCTTCTTTCGGCTTCTCTGTAATCTGATCGGACCGTAAATGTTGCGAATCTCGTTTGTAGTTGTGTCGACGTTCCAATAAATACGCGGCGGCTTTCCAATCTCCGTCGGAGCTGGCGAGATTGATTGTACGAAGAGACTTTAAAGCGGCGGTGGCTTCTGCCTTTTTTACGGAGTTCAGAAAGTCCGAGAAATTACCGCTCTTTTCTTCCTCTCCACGTTTCATCCATGCGAATAATGTCGACTTCGATATGCCGGCGTTCTCTGCGGCGATTTCGTATGTCGCTCCAATTTCTATGGCTTCGATAATCGCTTCTTTTCGTGCTTTGTTTAGCTTCGTTCGTCTTCCTAGCTTTGTCATTTGTTCCTTTTTGGGTTTCTAGTCTTGTTTTTTCTGAAAAAAATTTGGAGTTTTTCGAAAATGTCGCGGTGCGGCTAG